TGCCACGATGTTGTTAGAGCGATGTTAGTAGTTACAGATGTTGACACACCACCAGAACCACCAGAACCAAAACTTTGAATTGCATTTAAAGATGGCAAAGTTGTAGATGCAGCAGCCTTAGCCCAAAATGAAAATGTTGCAGTTTGTCCAGCAAAAGTGCGAACATCCTCAATTCTTTGTGCAATTCTATTTGCGCTGGCTCCAGTTCCTGCTGTTGTCTGATCTATTCTTAAAAAGTATTGACCCTCATAACCTGCTACTGGGGCGGTCGCAGGTGTAAATGTCTGCTGAGTTATTGAGCGGACACCAGTACCATTAAAAGTAGTAATGTATCGATCTGCTGAATAAGCACCATCGGCAATTGATGTAAATGTAGTGCCGCGCTGCCAGACACCAAAGTTTCCATTGATAATCTTGTTCTTACCAGCTTGACCATAGCCGACATTCCACACAGAGGTGTCAATGGCATCGCCTAATGCGCGAATGTCCTGTGCGCCATTTTTTACAAGGCTAGAGTTATCTGGCTCTGCCCAGCCATAGTTCGGTGATAGTGCCATTAGGTTAAAGCTCCTGTCGCGTTAGTCCAAGTTAGTATAGCATTCACGCCATCCCAATCTAATGAGGCTGGCAATACTGTTTCCCATTGAGTTGTGGATAATGAGAAGTCTGTTGCTGATATGTAAAGGGTCATCTCAGTAAAACTGGGTGTTGCTCGAAGTGCCACATTCTCCACAAAGCCATCGAACTGACCATCGAGCAAGTTGCTAGGCAGGTTAGTGATTAGCATAGGCTGACCAAAAAAGACTCCGATAAGGTTGTCAAGCATGGCAATTGGGATGTCTGGATTATCTAGGCGAAAGGTGATTGCTCCCAGAGATGCTCTAGGGTTAGCGCGCAGTTTAAGCTCTCTAGAGGCGATATCCGTGATGTCTGCAAGGTTCTTAATATTAGAGTCGAATGAACGCTCAAAGAGCCCGTAAGAGGCTATGGAATCTCCGTCAGAGATACTGTATGTGCTGCCGTATCCTGTGGCGTAGCGATAGATAAGGCTGTTACGCAAGCGAGCAGTTTGAGTTGTTGAGCTGATAGAGGTAGGTGTTGCATACGCGCCATCGATGTTAGTAAAGCCATTTGCTGCGAGATAGTTAGATCTGTGATCGGCATCGTCATATGAGACATTCCCGTCCTTTTCCTCATGGATCTGACCAAGTGCGCTATTGGCAATCTGATCGGCAAGGGTCTGAGACTTAGCAGTTGCGTTAGCAGCCAGAGCAATCATTGTGTAGAAGCCTGTGTCAATAGTGCCAATGTAAGATTCAGCCTCATCCCATGTCGTAGTTGCTGGGTAGGTATCCCATGTGACAGTAGGTGTAACTTCTGCCCATGACAGGTTAAGAGCTGCGCCTAGAATATCTGCGATCTGTTCGCCATCTAATTCCTCAACAAGGGCTGTGTTATAGACAGCCTTGACCAGTTTAGCAAGTGAGCCAATGCCTAAGATTGTGCCTGTGGTGATGTAGCCGCTTTCCTCTGGACTACGCACACCAATGTTAAAGTCTGAGACTTCGCCACCGAATACAGTGACATAAGTGCCAGAGCCATTCTTGAGTTCTAAAGTGATTGGCTCTGTGACATTGATGGTAAAAGGTGCATTGTTGGCATTGATGATTTCTACTCGGCAGTAACCTGCTGTGCATTGTCTGTCAATGTCTAAGCGACCAGATGCAAAAGAAACAGAGGTGACAGTCGTATAGACATCATCACCTACTGTTACTCGCCACTCTGGAAGCCATGTCATGCGATTGTATAGCCTCTCAATGTGCCGCGTGTAGCTGCATCTGTGAGGACTTGATCGATTGCTTCTGCAATAGCGTTAGGGTCTCCGATGCCTGTGTTTACAGTAATGTTCACACCTGCTGGCACTTGTCGCCCTGTGCCGTTAGAGCCTAAGCCCACGCCAGAACCGCCAGAGTCAGTCACAGTTGTAGGAATTTTTGCACCTACAAAAGGTTCATATCCCCCTAGCGTAGCTTGTTGTGCAGCGGTCAATGACTCAAAAGCACTAGCTGCTGTTCCCTTAAAACTTTCCAATGCTTTGGCTACTGATGCGTTAGAAGGTGCAACAGATGCAGTCATGCTAGGGATCTTGATCTGTCCTAGTAATGCAATAGCGTCTTTAAGATTTTGTAGGTTAATCAAATCCTTTGGTAATAATGTGTCAAGAATGGACTTAATGTCCATGAGTTTTACATTCTGCTGACCTAGTACCCCTAAGACCTTTAGATCCTCATTAAGTTTCTTGGTTGCAGCAGTAATGGCTGCTTCATCCTTAGCAGCAATAGCATCTTCAAGGGCAAGGATTGACTGCTTGACATTCAGGCGAGCGGTATCGTTAGCAATCTGCAAGACCTGTGATGCAGTAGTTGCCTTTCCTAATTGCTCAGCCTGAGAGGTTAGGGCTGCTGCAATCTGGATCTTGTCCATGTCAAAGATTTCGCTACCCTTGTTAAGAGCAAGGTTAGCCTTGTCAATTGCAGTAGCAAGTCGTTTGTCCTTTAGGATCTTGGCTTGATTAGCAGCTTGAACGCCTGTAAGTTTTGCCATTGCCGTAGCATTCTTTTTAGCAATTGCATCCGCTCGCTGAGTATCCTGTGAGGATACAGTCATTGAGATGTTACCGAAACCTTTACCATCACCGAATAAACCGCCAGATGGAGCAAAAAAACTAGGATTCTTAAAAATGTCTTTTGTGATCTGGATGAACTTTCCAGTCTCGCGCAAAAAGCCAGCCATTGCGTTGGCAGCTCGATCGATCTTACCAATTAAGTCATCAATTGAAGATGAGTTAGATGCAGTCACAAAAGCATCTACTAGACCTTTGCCGATAGTTTCTTTAGCGTTATTTCCTGCAACAGTTAATTTAGCCAGTGAACCTGCATAGGTATCTGCTGCTGCTGTTGCTTGCCCTGCAAAAAGTGTCGATAGGCGTGCTTGGATTTCCTCGAACGATGAAGATGTAAGCTCTGCTTTTGATAGTCCAACGCCTAAGCGACCAAGTGCTTGAGTCTGTCCAAGGTATGCCTTTTGTAAGCTTTGTGAAACCTGCGTGAGGCTCTTACCTGTACCTGCTGAAATGTCTAATGCAAGTCCGAGCAATTCTTGAGACTTGGTAACATCACCTGTTGCACGAAGCAACCGATCCATGGCTGGACGAAGCTCATCATCAAGCACGCCTGTCTGCAATTCGAGCCGAGAGATAAAGCCATTAACTGTGCTGGCATTTGAGCCGTAAGCAAGTCCTAAATTCTTAAGAGTTTGACCTAATGCTCTGGCTGCCTTGTCATCTTCTGCAAACGCCTTAACGGATGCTTTACCGAATGCAAGGATTTGTTTAGTACCGAATGCTAAAAGCAAGCCACCTGCTAATTTTTTGACACTCTTATTAAGTTTATCTGTTGAAGTTTCTGCTTGCTTGAAAGCCTTTTTACCCGTAAATTCTGCGGCAATGTTAATGGCTACATTACTCATGCGGCTCTCCTTACATCTACGATGGCTGTTCTACGATTGAACTTTTGTGTAGTGTTTTCAATAGATTTAAACACGGCGGCATTAGCGCGACCTTGGGTTTTAGCCCATGCTCTAAAGATTAAACGACCCATCATGCGATGATCCCCACGGCGATTAGGTCCATATAGTTGTCCTAAGTTAGAAATAAACTGATTACCTGCATAAGGATTGTTAGAGCGTGAAACACCTTTAGACGCTCCACCTGCTTTAGGTCCGACCCAATCCTGACCTTGACCATTCTTACGACCAGCAGTCTCAAAGATCGCACCTTGCATAGATTTATTCTGAATGCGTATTGCATTAACAAAACCTGCTTTATTAGGTTTTGATGCTGATGTTTTATAGATAATGCCTCTACGGATTTCCGCAGCATCATACTTAGGAAAGCGCGCACCCTTAGAGGTTTCTCGCTTAGTCCAGCCAGACATAGGCGATGCTAATGGCACATAAGATCTAGCCTCATTAACAATAGGCTTAAGAACTGCACCAAGCTCTTTGTTCAATTCTTTTGCTAGATCAGGTGCATAAGTATTCAAGGCTTTCTTAAGAGCGACCGCGCCTACGACTTCTGTTGGCATCGCTCACCTCTTTCGCTTCATCCTTGAGCCCTTGCACAAGTGCATCGAGCATTGTCTTGTCTAACTCCAACAACTGCTGTGGCGCGATTCCCAACCTAATGCTTAGCCTAGCAATCAGGTAGGTGAATGGAAGATCGCGCTTTAAGCTAAAGGGTCTGAGTCTAGAACCTCGACACTCTTAAGTGTCTCGATGAACTCAATCCCGAAAGGCTTAACAGTTTCACCTGATCTGCGTGTGACTTCCCATGCTAACCAATAGACATCGCTTTGCTTTTCTTCATCGCGGAACGCCTTATGGAAGCCCTTTTTAGCGTACTGCTCAAACGAATACTCCACGGCTGGAGTGATCTCGCCTTCCAATACGCTTCCATCTGTACGAACGATCTTTAGTTTTGCCATGAGTTTGCCCCTTTATTAGTTTTTTAGAATGTGCCTGTTGTGGCTACTGCAACTGTTGAGTTAGCAGTGAATGTGATTGACTGTGTGGACATATCGCCAACAGCACCATTGATGTCTGTTGTGTTGTTCACTAGAAGTGACACTGTGTAAAGAGGGTTAGTAGCAGATACTGCTGTTCCCTTTTCCTGCAAGAATACGCAGGTTACTGTTGTACCCCATGCAGCTTGTAGTGTTGCCAATACATTTGCTGATGCTGTGTCATTAAGGAAGTCGATTGTTACAGTTGATGCTTCCAAGCCCTTAACGAACTTGTGTGAAGAATCGCCCATTGCTGTAACTTCTAGCTCATCGAATGTGCGGTTTAGTGTAATGCTTGTAACGTGGTCTGAAAGATCGACAGTGTTAATCTTCACGCCGACCTTGTTGTTTAGAAATACAGCCATGAGATTATTCCTCGTCTTTCTTAGTAGTTGCTGGCTTTGGTGCTGGTGTGCTTACTTGCCCGATTTTCTTCAGGAAGTCAGCGTTTTCTTGTTCCCACTCGGACATGTTTAGCTCCAACTCGTTAGGATTGATACGGACATCTCGCAGCTGAGCAGTTCCCCGCTTGCAACATTGAGAATACTTGGTGCGCTTACTGCGCCTACATTATAGGTCAAAGACGATGCTGCGAGCTTTGCGAACACGCTACAAACAGTATCTTCAATGCCGTTGAGATTTCCTTCATTGTCAAACAAAGGAACAGTCATCATGATCTTAAAGTTAGCCATAGGGCTAATGCCTATGTGCTGATTGTTGCTAGGTGTTAAATAAGGATCATCTGGAGACACGATTACAGAGTTAGCAAGGACTGTTGCAGGTGGAAAGGCAAAAGTCTGCCACTTGGCATTATCTACTAAAGCAGTTGCTAACGTGGTTCTAAGAGTAGTGACGGCAACAGGCATCAGCCCACCATCGAACGCGGATCGAGTGCGTGAGCGATCAATCCTCGCACCTTAGCGAGAAGCTGTGCG